TCTCCAAGCTCATCATCGCGCAGACCATGCCCATCGAGGACGGCAGCAGTCTCTCGCAGAGCCAGACGCACCTGCAGGTGTTTCAAAACCTTGTGGAAGAGGATGCCGACATGCTCAGGGATGTCGTCAACAACCAGCTCTTGCCACGAATGGTCGCCCACGGCTTCCCGCTTCAAGGCTTCCGCTTCGACTGGGACTATTCCACCGACTATACACCGGAGCAGCAGGTGGCATACGAGACGATGGTGGCTGACCGCTACGATGTGGACCCAAGCTATTTCGCTGAAAAGTATTCCATGCCAGTTGGCGAGCGTCGCAACAACATGATGCCGACGATGGAACCGCAAAACACTGACGACCAAAAAGGAAAGAGTGATGATAAGAAACAACAGCAAAAGAACATACACCCTTTTTTCGATTAAGCCCCACCAACTACGTGGGGCTGCATAGCCGATATGAGGCAATCCTACAGTCTGCACACCACACACTGACACTCGACAAGGAGACCGAGGATGCGGTTCACTCCAAACTTACCAAGGCTTTCAAAAATATGATGTCGGCACTCTTCAAACAGAAAGGGGCAACGCTCGACATCAATATTCTTGCATCCGACCAGGCGCAGGAGTTTATCGAAACCCACACCTCCGTTCTCAACACAGGGTTTAAGCAAGTCAAGATGTCCGAGGGTATGCGCAGAAGACTGGAGCGTTCCAACTATATTTTCTCTGGGCTCAAAACTTTCCATGAACTGAACGAGGCTTTCCCGTCGCTCATCGATGAGAACGGCAAACGAAAACCATTCGAACGCTTTTTGAATGACGTTAAAACAATAGACGCCACATACAACCGGAACTATCTCCGTGCAGAGTATAACTACGTCCAGTCATCTGCTGAGATGGCTGCCAAGTGGGAACAGTTCGCAGAGGACGGTGACAGCTACAACCTCCAGTACCGCACGGCAGGCGATGATAAGGTGCGCCCGGAACACGCTGCCCTCAACGGCGTAACACTCCCTATGTCCGACCCCTTCTGGGAGTCCTACTATCCGCCCAACGGCTGGGGCTGCCGATGCACGGTCGTGCAGGTGCGCAAGTCCAAATATCCCCTCACTCCTCAAGACGAGGCAATGGCACGGGGCGAGGAAGCCCTGCAGAGCGACACAAAAGGTGTGTTCCGCTTCAATGCCGGAAAGCAACAGAAAGCCGTGCCTGACTATAACCCCTATACCATCCGCCGCTGTAACGACTGCGACTTGGCAAAAGGCAAGACCTCGCTCGTCTTCATACCCGAGAATGAACTATGTGCCGCATGCCGCTTAATTCGACAATCGCAACAGGCAAGGACAAACCAAAGATTGACACCGCAGGAATTTAGACAAGCTACAGCTAAGGCTGTCAAATGGGCTGACGAGAATCTTACACCTACGGTCATAAACAATCAGCCTGCAAAAAGAAGTTTCGTGCAGACAAAGGACGGGCATACCGTTGGAGTTGGAAAGGTGTTTTTCACAGAAACGGCAGCAAAGTCTATTCGTGATCCAAACATGGTCCATGTCTTGAAGACGGCTACAGAGTTTAAGAAGTGGTTGCCACAAGCGACCCTCGTAAGAACAGAAGAAGGTAGACATCATAATTTCCAGTTCAGTGTGTACCAAGTGGAATACCAAGGGCAACGCATAGAGTTCAAGTGTAAAAAGACTGATGGCGAACTGCTCTATATGATGAAGTTCATATAAACAAAAAAAGAAGCAAATGGTCATTCCGGCGACCTGCACATCTTACGATGCCGACGTGTGAAATGCCTCCTACATTGCTTCTTCGTTACAAATATAATAAATAATTCCCAAACACCAAACAATGATGAAGAAAAATATCAAATTTCGCAAAGAAACATCGATTTTGCAAGATAGGTAAATGCAGCTTTGCACCAGTAAAGGCTTTAGGGGTTGCCACGATTGCGCTATGCTATTACTGGAGCGTACGTCTGCTTGGCAGCAACTATTTCAAGTATAGTGGATAGTTGAGAGTCCCTTCGGGGGAGGGATATAAAAAGCCCCCGGCCTGTTAATAGTCATCTCACCTACATATTAACCAAAACGCTCAGAGCGCACGACCGGGGGCCAATACCCTCGTTCGCACTCTGAGCTTTTTTGGTTCGTATGTAAGTGAGATGTTGCAAAGATACAAAAATTTGTGAAGATGAAAATAATAGAGGTCTTGAAATTTAACAGGGAACTTATAAAAAGGCTGCGAATAGCAGGTATTCGTTTGGAAGATGAGGAGTTTGTAGACTTATACAGCGACTATACCACATTACTTGAACAAGGCGAAAAGGTATCCTACATTGTGGCTGTGCTTTCTGACAGGTATGCCGTGAGCGAACGGAAGGTGTATGGGCTTATCAAGCATTTCCAAAGTGACTGCACACCATCTGCAGTGTGATTTACAGGCATTGTTCTTTCGTCTATGTGGGCATGGGTATCTTTGTACCAACAAGCAAAAAGACGAAATATGAACAAGTATTACCAAATTCTACAAAAGATTCTTGTGTCAGGAAAGACGCAGACCAACAGGAAGGGGACTATCCGCTACCTGCTCAATGAACAGCTGACATTCACTCCCGGCGATTTGCTCGATATATTCGAGAGTCATGGAATTGCCAGAAAAAAACTGAAAAACGAACTTAGGCTTTTTATGCAGGGAGAGCGAAACGTTGAAAAATACAGAGAAGCAGGTATCAACTGGTGGGACTACTGCGGTCCGGTTCTTGTGAACAGTTATCCCACCTATTTGGAGAAATTACCACCGTTGATTGAGAAAATAAATCGTGAAAAGCGCAGCAGCAAGAACTATGTCCTGTTCCTTGGCTCAACAGACGCAGAAAGTAATCAGGCACCATGCCTTAGCCTCGTACAGTTCCAAATTGAACAGGGGGAACTCGTACTTACCGCCTATCAGCGAAGCAGCGATGCAAACCTCGGACTTCCTGCTGACATTTATCACCTTTACCTTATGGCAAGGCAGATAGAGTTGCCGCTGAAGTCAATCACGCTCAGTATTTGAAACGTACACATTTATGAGAACAACATCAGCCGAACGAAGCAACTTCTTACAGGCAACGAGGATATAAAATTTGATTTGAACGTATGAACCGTATATATAAGTCAGCCCCCTTGCCTTTCGTGGGGCAGAAAAGAATGTTTGCCAAAGAATTTATAAAGGTGCTGGAACAATTCCCTGCAAAAACCGTTTTCGTGGATTTGTTCGGAGGTTCCGGGCTGCTCTCACACATAGCCAAACGCACCAAGCCGGAATCCACTGTTATTTACAATGACTTCGACAATTACCGTCTTCGATTGCAGAATATCCCGCAGACTAACCGATTGCTTACGGACTTGCGCAATATGGTGGCAGATAACGTGCCGCACAACAAGCCCATCAAGGGGGAACTGCGAGAGCGTATCTTCGAGCGCATCGAGCAGGAGGAGAGAGCGACTGGGTACGTTGATTTCATTACGCTATCCTCCTCTGTTATGTTCTCCATGAAATACTGTCTGAATGTGCTTGATATGCGTAAGGAAGTCCTTTATAATAGCATCAGGAAGAGTGACTATCCTCTCTGTTCGGACTACCTTGACGGACTCGAAATCACATCATGCGATTACAAGGAACTCTTCAACCGCTACAAGGACACATCGGGCGTGGTGTTCCTCGTGGACCCTCCTTACCTCTCCACGGATGTAGGCACTTACAATATGTATTGGAAGATGTCCGATTATCTGGACGTGCTGAATGTTCTGGCAGGACATTCCTTCGTCTATTTCACTTCCAACAAGTCATCCATTCTTGAGCTTTGCGAATGGCTGGGGCGAAACCAGTCCCTCGGCAACCCATTCAAGAATGCTGTAAAAGTCGAGTTTAATGCGCACATGAACTACAATGCTTCGTACACGGACATGATGCTGTTTAAGAAAGAAGCCGTCTGACCGCGTTTATTTCCAACCTGTGCGCACGAAAAAGCCCCAGCGGTAAATTGTCCGTCGGGGCTGTATTGTTTTGATACGGGGCGTTTATTCCGTAAGCAGGTATCTTACCTCGTAGCTGTCGATGCTTTCCAATATGTCCTCGTGGTTGTGGTTGGTGTCTATCTGGGCGAGTGTCATACCATTAAAATGTTCGCCCTCCAGCCCCTCAATGGCAGAATGGATTTTATCGCTTAGGTCCCAAGCTGCGCCCTGCCCGCCCTCAATCCAGTCTGTAATGATATGCAGGCGCACAAAACCTTTGCCACGATGTCCCCTACCTTGAAACGGCGAACAGTTGATCGTAGCTATCTCCACAAACACCGCAGGGCGGTCCCAGCCGTCCTCCTGCTCGATGAACTCCACGTTATGGTTCCATAGGTCGATATGCGCTACCTCAGGCACTTCTGCCGTTATCTTTTCCTTGATAGCGTTGTATAATTCCTTTCTCATTTTTGCTTGATGTCTAAATTGTTGAATTGTCGTGCCAGCGAGTGTCATCAAGTTTACTTGGATGACCGAGTGCCGCCGACAATCAATCCGTGATTGAAATACTCGGTCAGATTTTCCTCTATGATTTCGGTTATTGTTTTCTCCACTTCAGGTGTCGTGCCGAGGAACTGCCGCTTGGGAATCTTGATATTGCTGCCGATTTTCATCAGGGCAAGCAGTTTCCAGAACTCAGCCTCCGTACCAAGCTGCACCGTGCGTTTGTCCTGCCTTCTGTCCCCGTTCTTCTTCCTGCCGAACGAGCCGGTTGCCTCGTAATACCTGTGCCAGAAGTATGCCTTCATCTTTCTCGTTACCTTGATATCGCCGCCCTCGTTGTGAATGGCTGCTGCAGGGTGGGAGGAGTAAAAGGTAATGCCGCTGTCCGTGCACCTGCTCTGTACGCTGCGCCGCAAACCACCTGTGTCTATCAGTATGGAACCACCGGGGCGCATCGGGCTTTTCCGTCTTTTCCACTTCTGTGAGAAAAACCCCTGCCGCTCGAAATTCCTATCGAACTCGTCCGTAAGATCGACCCGGATGTCTTTCAGAATCCGGGTAATGACTCTCTGTAAATCATTTTCCATTGTCGTTGTCAAATGTTTGTGCAAGCGAGCGCAGAGAAACTTGTTTCATCTGCCGAGCGCAGCCAAATTTCACGGTTTGTCCGTGAAATCAAAGAGCAATAGCTGACGGGTATCGTCAGCTATCTTATTCTTACTTTCCGCACTCGCGTTGAGTATATTATAAAAGGTACGTTCGCTAATGGCATACACAGGATATACGTACCGTCGCCATATTTCTCGGTTTGAAATTCCGCTCTTGGCATGCTGGTCATATATCCTGTTGATGTCTTCTACACGTTTCTGATAACTTACTCCGCGTCGCTTCTGCATATACTACATGTTCTTTGGCTTGTAAGGCCTGATGTCATATTCTGTTACTGAACTCACCGTCACCCAGCCAGAACCCTCACACTGAGGACAGGGCTCCGTCAACAGCGTGCCGTCATGGCCAAGGTGCCGCCATGCCCCAGTGCCCACGCACTTGCGGCAAAACGATATCCTTGGAGGTTTCCTCACTTCGCGCTTCATGCCGTTTCCTCTTTCTTGGGTTCCACATAGAAAGTTTCGTCCTGCACTACCTGTATGCCGCACTCCGCCATCTGCTCACAAAGAGGACGGTAGCCGCGGTTGTTGGGGTCGCCACCGCCGAGCTGAACTTCCACCTCTCGGTCTGCAAGCAGTTTGTCCTTGGCTATCTCCTCCGTCTGGCGTATATAGCTGGGCAGGAAGCTCTTCACAAGGTTCAGCGCACTCGCCCAAGTAAAGCCTTTCAACGTCTTCAGCTTTGGTGTGCCTGTCCGGAAGCCTATCACGCCGTGGGCCATATCAAGGCTCTTCTTCTTAGTGAACAGCTCGGCTTGATTCTCCGTGGCAAAGGCCTGCAGGGTGTCGAAAGCCTTGTCGCGCTCCTCTGAGAGGGTGGCTATCCTATCGGCATACTTCTCGCGGTACTTGGCGCACTGCAACTCAATATCTGCATTGATTTTCTGCAACTGTGCATCGCTCTTGGCATAGGTTGCAAACGCTTCATCAGCGGCTTCTCTGCTCACGCCGGTGATGATTACTTTCTTTTTTCTTGTTGCCATTGTCTTTTTCTTTTTATGTTTATAACTCGTGTTCAATAACATCTATAACCTTGGTCTCTGATACGGAGGCAATTTGATAGTCTATCATGGTCCTCTCCATAATCGTTCGGATAGTGTCCTTGCAGTTGTCGAAAGAAGAAGCCTGTACCAGATAGTAAACCTGCGTGTGCTTTTCTCTTTCCGTTTTCTCGTCAATGGTGATAAACTGAAGTATGGCCTTGTAGTATCGGTCGCATGATTCTTGCTCGTTGAAAAACACCTCATGAAATTTCATCGGGTTGATGTTTACAACCTGAATTTCTCCAGACACATAGCTGCCAAGGAATTCAATAGCCGTCTTTTCAGCCTCCCCGAATGAAAGGGCATCGACCACATAACTCTCGGTTACCTTCTTTTCATACCCGTCCTCATGCACTTTGTCATAGCGCATCTTGACTTCAAACCATACACTTGATTTTGTTCTCATAACAATATTTTTAATAGGTTCTTAAATAAATTTTCCTTCGCTGGTCAATGCCTGCCAGCTCACATCTTCACGTTCGGTCTCGAGCTCATAAGACAGGTCTTCCAAAAAGTCACTGTATTCTTCATTGCTCATTTCCCTGCCGAGTTCCCGAATGTGCTCCATCGCACGCTTTACTGATTGTCTTGGTGTCATACTTCTTAACTTTCTGTCATGTTGTCCATTTGGAATACAATTGCCACGCCAATACCTTCCTGGTTCTCCCCTCCTTGGGTTTCTCCCCTCCTTCGGAGGGGTTGGGGGAGGCTGCCAGGGGAGGCTTTTGGTTTCAACCCGCCCTTGCGCATGATGGCGCGCAGCTTTGTCTGCAACGAGTCAAGGTCTGCCAGTGTTAGTTTGGCGAACACCTTTCCGGCTATCCGTGGGTGACGGCAGAAATCGTCGATGCGTTGCCAGTCGGTCGTGTCAATGCCAGCCTGTTGCATGAGCTTCAAACACAGGCTGCGCTTCTTCTTCAGTTGCACTCTCCAGCCGGTATGCTCCTCCAGTGACGCACACATGGCGGCATATTCTTTCGCACTCATCTCGTGCAGGTGCAGCGTTCGTCCGTTCGTGAAGCTCGACACAAGCGTCTCCTTGTCTGCTCCAGGCAGTTGCTTCAACAGACAGTAGAAACGCGCATAGTTCCGTTCCTGTTTCATAAAATCTATTACTTATCTTCTACAACCATAAAATCTGCAGGAATGGCTTTAACAGTAATCTCTTTCTCAACCTTATCAGGGTCTATGCCATTCCCCTTAAAATCTATCTTGGCACACAAATACTCCCAGCATTGTTTTTTAATTTTATTCGCATTACATGTATATCCACGTGGGACGAACATTCCCTCCAGAACAATCTTATTATATCCTTCAGGTCTTACAACTACTTTGACCAAATATTTTTTGGGCCATTTCTCTACTTTAGCCATAACTGCTCCTCCTTCCAGTCCTTGTATGCCTGTCGGCCACTGGCAACGACCTCGGCCACGCTTTTCTTGAAGATGTCGATGTCGAACAGCGGTTTGTTATTCACGCAGATGTACAGCCTACCGTTAAACTCCATTACCTGCACAGCATTGCGCGCCTCCACATCGAGCTGAGCCTGGCGCTCCGCCTCAATGCGCTCTGCACGCTTCTCGTGCCACACTTGAATACGTCTTTTGATTTCTTCTAAAAAGTTGCTCATAATCGTTTATATTAAATTGATGTAAAACTTATTCCCATTGATATTGCCCTGCGCTCCATCACTTCCGAGCGGTGAGTAGCCGCTGTTATGAACGCCTCATTGGAAGCACGGGCTATCTCATAGCCTTTCTTTCGCAAACCATTACGGAGGCATATTTTCTCTTTCGGTGCCTGCACCACCCTAAGCTTTGTCTTTTGCTCAAGACCGAATATCACTCTGCGCTTCTCCGCCTTGAAGGTTTTCTTGCGCTGTTCGCCAATGTGGCGGTGCATGGCGTCAAAGGCTTCTGCCGACATTTTGTCCTTCTGCCGTTCGCCTTTTTTGAACTGGTAAGCCTTGCCATAAATCAGCAGGTTCTTCGCTCCGGCATTGCCACCATTGGCTCTGTTCACTTTAGCAGCGTGTTCGGAAGCATTTCGCTGCATGGCTTTCGTAAAGTCGGGATGTTTCACCAATCCCATATCCCGCGCAATCCTCACTACTGTTCTGGACGAGATGCCAAGGTGTTCTGCCACCTCCACATTTTTGGTGTTACAGAAGTTATCGCGCATCCATTGCTGTTCTACCTCAGATAGGATTATCTTGCTGTATTTATTTCTTTCCATTGCTATTCTTCCGCTTTCCACTCAATAGTAATCATGGCATCGAGCCTGCCGCTGCCCTTACATATCGGGCATTCCTTCTTATAGCGTTCCTGCCATTCGTCCTCTTGCCAATGATATCCGTTGCCTTGACAATATGGACACTTGTGTCCTCTGCTCTCAATACGGTCTGTCATGCGTCCGCCAGGACTCATCGGCCCTGGGACAATCTCAAACATACGTCTTTCTTTACTCATAACTTGGTGTCATTATTTGTTTTGATTACTCCGTCTTTCCACACTACATAATACTTTCCCGCTTCACCGATAGATCGGCCCAAGCAGTAGGCTTTGTAACCAATCACGCGTACTTTCATATCGCAAATATACCTAAGACGCCGTGCCGGTTTCCCAGTTGGCTCACTTTTGTCTTCCTGACTAATGAAAATAAAACACTTGCGATTGAAACGGCGCATCAAGGCAACAGCTGCAGGATACGTCCATCCTTTGTCATCACAGCCTACTTGAAAGGAATCCACAATGATGAATTTCGGAGATTTGGGCTTGGAAAGACGTACGGCAAGCTCTTCGATGGTATCGTCAACAACTACTCTGAATTTACCCTGTACCTCATTCATACCAAGATAGTTCATTCGACGTTGGAAACTTTGGTTCACACCCTCCTCGTAGCTCATATAGACAACAGGACCATATTTACAAAGTTCCTTCCCCAACTGCATCACGAAGGAGCTCTTGCCCTGTGCGCTCGCGCCGCTGATAAACCAAGAGGCATTCTCAGCAGGGAAACCGAACGGATCACTCCATTGCT